GTCGAGGACCTGGGCAGCCATCTCCGCACCGAGGCGCGCGGCCTCGGTCTCCTTGCGGCGGTAGTTGTCGATCACGAGCTGCTCAGTCTCAGCGCGAACGATATGGACGTCAACGCTGATCTTTTGTCCGAAGCGCCAACATCGACGGATGGCCTGGTATGTCTGCTCGTAGCTATGCGACGCACCGACGAACACCATGCGTGCGCAGTGCTGCCAGTTCAGACCGAAGCCAGCGATCGATGGCTTCGTCACGATGACCCGTGCATCACCGGACGCGAAGCGGCGTAGCTTGTCTTGCTTCTCGTCCAGCCCGTCGCTGCCGGTGACCTCGACAGAATCACCGATGGCCTTTGCCAGTGCCGTGCTTTCGTCGTTCATCTCGCACCAGACGATGCATGGCCCACCGCTACGCGCGATCTCTGCCGCGATCTGGACGCGCCCGTCGAGCGTGGCCCGCCTGGTGGCGCGCTGGTCTGACAGCGTCGTCGCGTTCACGGCAAAGAGCATCCCGGCCTTGTGCGCCGTTGAGTGGTCGACGGGGATGACGTGCTCGTGGAACCGTAGCGGCGGGAGAGCATAGGCGCCATCGTCGTAGCCGAGGTCCGACGGCTTGCGCACGACGGCTCCCCACGTTGCGACCCATCGCCAGAAACTCTTGACCGCGTGGCCCTTCAGGCGCCAATCCTGCGTCGTGTCCATGTCGTGGACGAAGTATTCCGCAAGCATCTCGGTGCGCGTCTTGACGCCGAGGAATTCGGAGTGGTTGCCGAGCTCGGTGAAGTCGTTTGGCGCAGGCGTCGCGGTCGCCGCGAGGCGGTAGGGGGTATCCCTGAACCCCGTGATGATGGCGTTGCGCGTGCTCCCCGTGAACGACTTGAGAATGCTGCTCTCGTCGAGGACGACGCCGACGAACGCAGACAGGTCGAATGCGTCCATCATCTCGTAGTTGGTGACGGTGATCGTGTCCCCTTCGTCCTTGCGACGGTACGCGCACTGCACGCCGAAGCGGGGAGCCTCGGCAACGGTCTGCTGCGCGACAGCGAGCGGCGCAAGGATGAGGACGCGCCCATGACGGGAAACGTGCTTCGCCCACTCGACCTGCATGGCCGTCTTGCCGAGTCCGGTGTCCGCGAAGATCGCGGCGCGCCCCTTGGCTAGTGCCCACTTCACCAGGTCGCGCTGGTGAGGGTACAGCGCATCCGAGACATCGACGCCGGTGATCCCGGGGAACACGCGAACGTCGGCCTTTGCTGCGATGAATTCGTCGTAAGCGTTCACGGAATCACCTTCACCGGGACACCGGCCTTGTTCGCTGCCTTGATCATGTCGGCGGTCCCGCTGCCGCCGCGGAAAGCGACGACGAGAGCAGGCGACGTGGTGAGCATTTCCCGATTACGGATCGGGCCAGCGGCTCGCTTGTGCGTCTTCCAGTCCGCAGGGAACGGCTGCACCTCGATACCTCTCATCCTCGCCCACTGGTCCGCCAGCGTGTCAGCACCGGACGCGGCGCCGTGGACGATCTTGCCGATGGGGATGCGCGCATGCTCATCGTCGAGCACGACGCACACCATCGGGAAGTCGCTATAGTCGCGTCCACCACACACGAGCACGGTCCTTGGCTTCTCGCTCACGGCCCACCCTCCGTGTCCGTCAGGCGCGGCGCCTGCGCAGCCTTCTCAGCCTTCTCCGCGCGTTCCATGTACCACTGGACCGTCCGCTCGGCGCCCTCGACGCACGCCTTCAGCTCCTCGATCTCATCCTGCGCCCTGGCGAGTTGTTCGCGCAGGGCATCGACGGCGTGGCGCTGCTCGTCGCGCACCCGCAGGGCCTCGGCGGCGAGCGCCTGCGCGTCGAGGGCGATGCGGGTCGCGTGGGCGGTGAGGCGGTCTGCGTCGATGTCTCTCACTTCTCATCCTCCTTGAACTTCAGTTCATTCTTGTAGCGGTAGACCGTCAGCGCGCCCGAGAACACAAAGAAGCCCGCCTTCAGCGTCTCGAGGTCGATCCAGTGGCGCGTAACCCCGTCACCCTCATGGAACGGATCGATGTCCACCGGCGCGCTGAGCACCAGCCCACCGTCGATCGGGAGTGTGGGGTTGTGCGTCTGCCAGAGGTGCAGATACGCGGCGAGCTGCGGGATCACGCTCTCCGCATAGGCCCGCTTGCCCGTCTTGAGGTCGGCCAGGTACCGCTTGCCCTCGTACTCGACGACGAGGTCCAGCGTCCCACCGTAACCGCGCAGCGGGCCCACCTCGTCGACGACGTAGGCGACTTCGCTGTGGGTGACGATGAATTCGCGGGCGAGATGACGCAGCACTCGCTCCGCGCAGCGGATGGCGGGCTCCGTCTCGGGTGTGACGAGCTCGGTCACGGCCTCACCCTTGGTGTGGGCGCGCTCTACGATGTCGTGCGCCATGGTGCCGAGGTCTGCGGCCTTGTCCCTTTTCGTCGTCGGGGCGCGGATGCCGGCCGCGATGGCGGCGTCGAGCGTCTGGCCGTCGGCATGCGCGCGGGCGGCGGTGTCTGCGGCCACCCGCGCCGCCCACGAGAGCAGCGCCGGCTTATCGAGGACGCCGAGGACGGTCGTGGCACCTGGGAGGCGCCCCCCGTCACTGTGGCGGTAGTCACGGCGTGCCATCGTCACCTCCCAAATCCAGCACGAACCCACCGGCTTTCGCGAGACGGATCAGGCGCTCGATGTGGGCGTCGTCGTCGAGGCTCGACGTCGTCCCACCGACGACGCAAGTGGCGTCGCAGTAGATGTGCCCGCAGCACGGGCAGTGATCGGCCTCGGTGAACGGGTAGTCGCGGTCGTTCATGGTGTGTGTCTCCCTTGCGGACATGGTGGCGCATGGCGCTGGGTGTGTCAACAAAAACCGCTAACGATCTGCGGACGTGGCGGTTTCAACCGTGATCTCCACGGCATACTGCCGCGGCTCCCCTCGGCGCTGCGCATAGCGCCAGGTGATCGGGTCCCTCGGGCTGTCCCCGCATCCCGCCCATCGTGCCACCTCGTCGCGCACGGACTTGAACGCGGCGGCAAGGTTGTCGTCGTCAAGGTCGCGCACACCGACGCGGGTCAGCGTGACGACGAGCGGGAACGTCGGCACCGCGAGCGTGCGCAGGCCCCACGCCACCACCGTGCGCTGGTTCGCCTTCGCCTTCGCCCTCGCGGGCCAGTGGCCATGGGAGCCGTTGCCGGGTGAGGAGATCTTGAGGGGGAGGGTGACGTGGATGGTCATCACCCCTCCACCACGAGCGCGCCCGCTTCCTCGAGCACGCTCCCCAGAATCCCCTGGATGCGCTCGATCTGTGGCAGCGACGGGCAGCGTGCTTCCGTCTCCCACGACGACACAGCAGCGGCGGTCACGCCGAGCTGTTCCGCGAACGCGCGCTGTGAGAGCCCGTTGGCCTCCCGCAGGGAGCGCAGGCGGTCGCCGTCGAGGTGGATGGTCACGCCGCTCCGTCGCTGCCACGAGATCATAGGGTCATCCCTTCCGGTTCATGAAGCCGGGCTTGCTCGACGGCTTCGGGGCATCGCCCGCAGCGCGCTCCGCAGCCGGCGCACCCTTCGGGACGACGTAGCACACGACCTCGTTGCTGGCGTCGTAGCCGTTGCGGGCGGGGCGCACCTTGATCTTGACGTCGAGCTCGCACCCGATGCACTCCGAGAGCGAACGGCCCTTCGCGTGGCACGCCTGCATGATCTCGGCGAGGCGATCGTTGCCGATGCGGACGCTCTCCTGCATCCCGTCATCGGTGCGCGTGGTCTTGTGCGAGTGGCGACCCCACACCTTGCGCCCCTTGTGCTCGCCCTCCGATACCGTCAGCTCGACGGTGAACTGGAGTGTGGTCTTTTCAGCGATCATCTTCGAGGCGATCTTGCCGACCGCGAAGCGGTAGGTGCCGCCAGGGATCGGGTCGAACTTCGACGGCGTCACAACGTGCGTCTGCGGGTCGAAGTCGAGGGACAGGTCATCGTTGTTGTCTTCGGGGAACATGCTCACTCCTTGTCGTCGGCGAGGGAAGCGGCGCCGCCCGCGTTGTTGGTGACCGCAGCCTGAATCTTCGCCACGATGGCGCCGAGGTCTGCGGGTTCGAGCGGGTCCAAGGCCCCGCTGCGATCTTTGGCCACGCTGCGGCTGTCCGCAGCGGTTTGGAGGTAGCGGGTCGACACGCGCTTGCCGTCTCCCGCGTCCTCGTCGATGGCCACGAGGCGGAACACCTCGTCGAAAAGATAGGGCACGGCCTCGCCGAGTTTGGATCCGGGCATCGCGATCCCGTGGGTGATCTTGCCGGTGCTGTCGTCCTTGGTGGTCGACTGCTTCGCGCTGAAATAGACGCCGATCTCGAGGTCGCGGAAGGCCCTCATGGCGGCGGTGACGCGGTCGATCACGGCACCGTACGCCTGACGCGGATCGGCGCTCTTCTTTTTCTCGTGCGCCAGCACGACCTCCGCGATCTCGCTGACGCTGTCGAGGGCGACCCAGTCGTAGCCGTGCGACGACGTCGACAGAAACTTGTGGGCAGCGACGAGGTCATCCACCGTGGCGATCTCTGCGACTTCGAACCGATCGTCCCCGACGGCGAACGCCAGCGACAACAGGCCGGCCTCGGCGCTCAAGATCAGCACACGCCCCGGCAGAGAGCCGATGAGCGTGGTCTTACCGATCCCGCTGGGACCATAGACGAGCAACTTGGGGGCATGCGGGCGGATGGCCTCGCGCAGCTTGATGATCTTCATGGCTGTTTCTCCTCTTGCGCACCACCTTGCTCCCGTGCCACGGTGCTGTCAACAGAAAAGGCGAACACGCCAGATCAGGGGAGAACGCATGGCACGCAAGCGAGCAGAATCACCCGTCGTCTATTCGTGGGTGTCGGACCATGGCCGTGTGTTCCGTTGGGGCACCGATCCGACGGTGACACCA